CCAAATCAACGATTCTGTTCAGCACGAAGGGTCCAGTGTCTCCTGTAGTCTGGATGGCTGTCGATTGAGGGTCGTAGCTGATGCGCACACGCCCCTTGTGGAAGGGAGACGCAATGAATTTGAAGCGAAAGATGATGTCGCCGCGCCAGTTGCGAAACATGTTCGAAACCAAAGCCATGGGCGTGAAATCAATCGTGTTGCCACTGTAAAATGACAGCTGCGGCAAGACCACGCTCGTGAAAAGAGGAGTATCTGGAGGAGAAGCACTCGACCAGTCGACACCAACCAAATACGACTCTCTCTGAACGAACGACGCCACAGTCAACTCATCTTCACCCCCCAATCCTGCGATGGAGGGATCGATAGACAACTCATTCTTTGCGTCCAACGCCAGCTTGTCATGCACGTACCCGATCTCAGCGGTCGCCAACGACGGGAATGGTGAGTTTCGAACTGGCTTTGTGTCTTCAATCACCGGGACATTTGTATACCCAAAGAGCTTCGAAATCTGTGACGTTGCCGAAGCCCCGATCTCCGTTGCCTTCGCAAACCTCCCAATGAATGGTGCCTTGGTCAACATGGATGCGGCCGCAGCGACAGCCGATGCAGGAGCAGAAACCACGCCCGCACCATACTCATCGGCCTGCAAGACTGCTCCGACAGTTGGCCCAGCAAGCACAACATCCTCCATCCACGCATACACCTGCACAGTGACCGAACTAGTGGAACCATTCGCACTCGCTAGCGGGTTATACACCTGGAACACCATTTGACCAATCTCGTCAATCTCACCAGCCAGGCCAGTTCGCACGAACGAACGTGGATAGATGAAAGGGCAGGTGAACTCCGCTCCCTCACTGTGTGCCGGTGTGATCCAAACACCTGGACGTTGCGAATACGGAATCAACGACGACGGAACGCTAGAGGCAATAGCATTTCCTGAGAAACTCGGCAGTGGCTTGTATACTGCTCGCAAAGATCCATACATAAACGGCGAAGCGTTCGTGATGATCTTCAACTTGAGATTTCCTCGGAAAAATGCGTAATTGCTCAGCTTGTTCTTGATGGAGGCGTTGTTGAGGAACAGTGTCCATGGAAAGAATGCAGCACCTAACGTCCCTTGTGGCGCAGCTTGCGACCACGTGGTGGTTACGATGCGAACTGGACGCGACAGAAAGGATTTCAAGTCCGCGGAAGTTTGTGCATCTGCCATCTCATAATCGAGCGGCGAGGCGCCTGTCCCTGTCGTGCTCCCTGGATTCGCATCCATAAAAGCAGTGGTCTGCTCCATCGTCGTAGCCATTTGCTCGACAAGCGGGGCCAACAACGTCTCTTCGGATTGCACCACACACTTCCATGGGCAACAATCTTCACATTCTACTCTTGTGTCCCCCATAATCATCACATGATCACAGTGTGGGCACTCATAGCGCTCCAACGGTGGAGCATTCTGTTTCTTTGTTTTGTTGTTTTGTTTGTTGTTTGTTGTTTTAGCAAGCCTTTTTAAAATGCAAGAGATGACTCATTCTACATGCAAGTTCGCGTTTTCGTGGGCATCCCTAACCCTCACTCCTAAAAAGGCGAACCCCCTGAAGGGTGGACTTACAACCTGTACGCACACTTATACTAGTTCGAAACGCATAACATTTAATACACAGATCGCACAGGAGGTGTAGACTAATTCGGCAGCACGCTGCGCGGGTGCTCTACAACACACCCAATCTCGGCTCCTTCCACGCCCTTGGAAGCTGACCAAAATCGCTCTTTCAGTTGGTCCCACGTTGGAAAACCCTTGAATTCTAGTTCCATTGTGAGATTGTGGTCCTGCGCAAGCTTCCACAGCCACTCGCGCTCCGTTTCAAATTTCTTCTTTCCATGCCAGAACCACTCGTTCAGAGCTGACGTCATGACACTGGCCATATGCAACTCGGGTGACTCATCACCTGACGGGTTACAGATGGTGAGCATCTTGTGGATGGATGCCTCTTCCAACGGTCCTACGACAGCCCCAACGTCCTCGTCCCAACGCCACGATCGCTTAAGATACGAAATCTCTCTGATGTGGATGAAGGGACGAGAATGACTCTCCTTGTCCGCCATGGTGTACTCAACACCAATGTTGGTCATGGCCGCTTGGATGGCTGTGTGATTGAACCAGTCAGCTCCACGTGAAACTCCCATGGTGTTGTCATCACCATACGTGAG